CGAGCCCGTTCGTAAGCGGGCCCGGCACGAAGCCACTCGACGCACCGAACTCGCCCAGTTCTTCAAGGGTCGAGCCGGAGATTTTGCTGATCGAGACCTGATTGGCCGTGGCGCAATTCACGACGTACAGATTGCCTGCTATATCCAACGCACACGAGCCCTGCACGTTTATCATATTGCCGCTGCCAACGCCGTAGATACCGTCCAAGTTCTTCTGCAATGTTTCGGAACCGCCGTTGTTCAAGTCAAAACGCCGGATGCCGGAAGTTGCGGTAGCGCCTTCCTTGAACACGAACATGCGGTTGCGATTGGCGTCAACAAATACGTCGGCTCCGCTCACGCCGGACACGTCATCATTGTCACCAATGTGCGCCATGATTTGCCCGGTATAATTGGACGGCGCGGCTTGCGCTCCTGTATCTATGTCCACAGAGAACTCACCGAAGTCCTCGCCTGTGTCGCTTAGGGCCTGCAAGTCCGCGAGCGTGTACCCGCTGTCCGTACCGCCTATGGGAACCACAATACTGCCGTTAGCCGCTACAGTGTAGTCGCCGGTGTCGATGCCATTGACCATAACGGCAACGCTCGTCCCGACCAGGGGCCAGAAACCGTAGAATGTCAGGTTGCCGGCGCTGTAGTTGCCGGCCTGTGGAGTAATGCCGCTGTCAACGAAAAACGCTTCCCACGCTTCCGTATCATCCTCGAAGATCGGGGATAGGATTTCAACGAAATGAGCGCCGTCCTCGCCGGCTGACACTTGGTACAGCGCTTCCGATAGACCCGTAATGGACGCGCCGGTTGAAATGCTTGTAGTCGTGCGGTCGCCGCCAAGATCAACCTCATGCCACGCAGCGAAGAAGCCTTCCTCGGGGTCGCGTTTGTACATGCACCCAATGAGACCGCCATCATCGCGTCGGCCCCACAGCATCGGCACAGGCTCGTGCTGGTAGGCAAGCTCAGTCATGCCGCTCGCGGTCAAGTGGCGGCCCGTGATCGACAGGTGCGAGCTTTTATAGCCGGCACTCTCGAAGTAGCCCCACTCCATAATCTTGCGACGCGACAACTGAATGAAGATCAGCATGGTCGTGGCGCGCACGATCTCTGCACGATAGCTTTTGGACTTGCTCACTCGGCGGAAATCGAAATTGCTTGGGCTGATCGGGTCGTTGTTGACACTCGCTCGCCCTCGCCACTCACCGCCCTGCGTGCCTGCCAAAAGGCCCTGTTCGTCTGCAGTCAGCCATACGATATCATTCTTGTCTTCCGAGTTGGCAACCGCCGCAATAGCATTCGCGTCTGTCACGGTGCCATCCGGCAGCGTCGGCGCAAAGTCAAGATAGCCATTGAGCGAATTAGCAACACTGGCGTCCAAGCGATTGACTTGCGCCGGGCTGGCGAGCCACAGGCGACCGTCGTGGAACGTGCTGACGTTGGGCCAACCAGTCGTGTCGCTGTACAGACCCATGCGCCACACGAGGCGGGCAGTGGCGTCGGGAAGGGCGGTGCCGAGGATCAAGAACGTAACGCTGGTCGTGCTCGCACGAGCCGTAATGCGGCCCCACGTCCACACTACTGCGTCCGTCGCAAACGTCCACGATACTACGTCACGCTCCGGCGTTACGGTCGTGGCAACTATGGCTTTTGTGGCGACGAAGTACTGATCGTTGTATTTTACCAAATCGCCAATAGCGTATGCCGAGGCAGAGGACCACGCGGCCGGTTCCCATTTCAGGCGTATGACGCGATTAACGTCTGTCGGCAGGAACCCTTGGCCGCCGTTGATGCCGGTCACAGCCGACGCCACAAGCGTCACACTGCCGCTGACACCACTCGGGTCTAGCGTAGTACTGGTGATATTCTCATCCATGTACGGGCCGTCCGTAAAGGTCTGCGCGGTCAGCGTGAGCGGCGCGGCGAGCGACGATCCAACTGCGAGCGCATACGGCACATACGAGGGGTTCAGGAAGTACACGGTGTCTTGATCCTGCACCTTGCGCAAGTCTTGCCAGGACGAGCCAGTGTAGACCGTGGCAATCTCGAAGATGCGCTTTACGGTGCCGCCCGGCCCAACATAGCTCAACGTATTGCCGTCTACGGTTTCGCCGGTCACAGCGTCAACCAAGGAGAACGCCGAAGCGCCAGTACTTGTGATAAGGAATTGGCGGTTGCGCAATTTCGGCGCATTGTCGTGCTGGTCCCCGTCGTCACCCGACGTGAACTCGAACATGACCGTATTACCAGTGGACCAGCCATGCACGCCGGCAGTCGTGACCACAGCCGGATTGGCCGTGGAAATAGCAGTAACACCTTGATTGTCGCCCGTGAATACTTGAGACACGCCCAAGAAGAACCGGGCATAGCCGTCCGTGAACTCCGTCTGGAAGGGCTCGTCAACGCGGAACGAGAAGCCGATCAACTTGGCGGCCAAGCCTCCGCGTGTCGCCGCGAGCCAGCGCGTGCCTTGCCGGCGCGACCAGGCGCCTTCTTCAAGCGGATATGCGTTCAGGCAGCGGTTGAGCGCGGTTTTGTAGCGCTCGCTGTCCATGCGGCCTTGCGAGTAGCTGGACCATTCGCCACCCAAGAACGACGACTGCACGAACGACGCGTCCCCCATTATCGCCTCACCGAAATCCAGGTGTCTTCGTCGGTCTCCTGCGCCTCAAACGCTTCGATAGCGTTCGTAGTGGACGCCTCGAATATGTGAGTGCGGTATTCGTCACGCAAATCGGCCTTGCGAGTAAGAGACTGTGTGATCTCGTCACACGTCTCTGACGCCACCTTGGCGGCGAGCGCTTCGTCAAATAGCGGGTCGAACAGAGTGGTATCCGCCACGTTTCGCACATAGCGCAGTACTAAGGGGCCGGGGTCGTTCGTGATGATTTGCTGGCCCTCCATCAAATGATCTAGGACGATGTTGGAGATGCGGGGATCGCGCGGGGCCGTGCGCAGGAAGTCGCGTGGCTTGATGAATGCGAACGTGCGCCCGCTAGTCGGCGCGCGATAGGGCGTGGCGGCCAAGGTCGCCGTGTTGATCTCGTGCCAGTCAGTCCCGTCAACTGGCGTGGTGTCAATGTCAGGCATCGCAGTTAGTGCGATAAACAGGGCCGAACCATTGTACACGATCTCGTCTCGGTAGAACTGCGTGCCGCTGTCCCACAGGGTCGCCGTGAGTGGGCCACGGTACACCGCCCAAAAGGCAGTGGCACTTTCCTCCGTCGCAGTACTTGGGGTATTGGCTAGGTTCGCGCCCACCAGAGAAATGTAGGTCTCGCCGCCAGACAGTACTATGTCGTTTAGGTCGTACGTGACGACTGCCGAGTAGGTTGCCGGCGTGAATATCTTATCGGTCGTGGCTACTGCTCGCAAGATGCGTCGCGAGATAGCGAAGCTCCAGAAGTGCCGACGAAGCTCGCTCTTACGAAGCGTGTCGTAGCAATTCTCAACCGCCGCCCGGTTCTTATGGTTCTGTGTGACGGACGTGAGACGCCCGGAAGCGCTGACGCCGAGTTTCCCGAGCGCGAGGTTCCAGAGCGCCAGCTTGTTCGTAGCCACGGCGCACCTTGCCTATCTTACGCTTCAAAGTTCTCGGTCGTGGTGAGCAAGCGCTGAGTGATCTTCTCCATCGCCAGGATCATGTCCAGCTTGGTCACGTTGCCGATGGTCGGGATCACAAGCTCGATTTCCTTGCTCGTGGTTGCCGCACCTTCGGTAACGAGCGTTTCGCCTCGGCTGATGCCGTAGTATCTGGCTGCCATGGTATTCTCCTATGGGTTGTCGCTACTAGTATGCCATGTTACGGCAGCCGGCGCAACGCGTCTTCGAGAATGGCCCGAAGCTGGTTCTGTGTACAGGTCGTTTCCATGATGATCGTCACGCCAGTAGCGTAAGACGCCGCGTGTGCAATCAGCGCTGTGTCGGTGATGTCAACCTGAGCCTCAGTTGGGGCAGCGCCTTGCGCCTGTAGCGTAGCCATAGCCGAGTTAAGCGCGGCTAGTGTTGAGTTAACACTGTCGCCGCTTGGGATCGCCCGAGCTAGTTCATATTTTAGCGCCTTGAACGCCATGGCAGTCTCCTTTAATGCGCGGACGGCGGCCGGGCTTCACGAGGCCCCGACGCCGCCGTCCTGCCTCGCCGCGCCGGCCCCGCACGCTTGGGGCGGGCCGTCGCGGCGCGCGTTCTTTACTCGACGTACCGAACCTTGAACAGAATGCCGACTGTGCTGGCGTCCGCAAAGGTCGTGGTGATGTCGGAACCGATCCAGTACATGATCTTCGGGTCAGTCGTGAGACCGAGAACCTCCCACAGAGCCTTCTCTTGCTCAGCGGCGGTGTACTCGGCGCTCTCGTTCGTAATGTCCTTGTTCCACTGTGGACCATCCGTGATGACCATGGCCGAAGCGAACAGATCGTCGTCAACCGCCTCCCAATCGTCATCCGCCGCGTTGCGCTTCCACACGCCCACGTCTATTGCGCCACCAGTCGTGGCGTCGGCATACGACAGAAGGACTTCAGACACGCGAGCATTCGAAGGAACCGGGGCTCCGATAAGATTGTCGGTGTCGGGCTGTGTCGCCGTAACCACGACGTTTGAACAGCTTTCCTTGAGCATTCCGCCGCGCTGATGGGCCGGCGAACGGATCGGAGCACCCGAAGTCGGGTACTGATTGTTCGCAACCGTGGACTTGATGCTGGTCATTGTACTTCTCCTATTTCGTTGTGAAAAGGCGGTAATCCCGTGGGACTACCGCCATTTCATTACTCGGTGGCGAGGATGCGGATGACCTTGCCCTGCTCAAGACGGGTAGCACCGGCCGTCACTTTGACGTAGTGCTGCCAGGGCTGGCTGGACAGGTCGGTACGCTGCGTGACGTTGGACACCATGTCGGCCCAAACGCCGAGATACATGCCAGACTTCACCCACGCGAGACAGTAACGGTCATTCCCGACCTTAGTCAGACGCTCGGACACGATTATGTCGAACCCGAGAAACCGGACCAGACGGCCGTCCACAAGAACGGGACGGTCATTGAAGTCCGTGCTGACAACCTGCGCTTCGTTCAGAAGGTTGGCCTCCTGCGTGGAGCCGATGACGAGAGTCATTTGCTCGGCTTCCAAGTCCACGAAAGCTGCGCGCCACAGACGCCGGGTTTCAATGAGCTTCTTCACGGTCATGCCGGTAGCAGCCGCAGCGCCGAAGGCAGCCGCGATGCTGTAAGCCGTGTCGAATGCTTCCGTGCCAGTGCCGGTCTTGCCGGTCTTGGAAGTCGCAAGCGCCGCCGTGATCAGAAGGCTATCATAGAAGCGGTTGACTGCGGCGACCGAGTTCGCAGCGTACTGCGACTGGGGATCGGAGATAATGCGCAGCTTGTCGAAGCTGTCGAACTGCTGATTGAGTTCCTTGTCCGTGGGATCGACCCAACGCCGCGCAACGGCAGCATCGGTACGACCGAGCGGGGCGAAGCGCCCGGCCGGGTCTTGCAATTCCACTTGACCAAGCTGGTCAACGGGGGACGCCTGCTCGCCAACATGCGAGCCGGTCATAACGCGACCGCGCAGCTTGCTGTCCGTTTGCTGGAGCAAAAGCTGAGTGCGGGTCGCATATTCCTGTGCATACAGGGAAGCGGCATTGATGGTCATGGCACACTCCAAATTGGTTTCGGGTTCGAAGCCGTACCCAATCGGGGGCTCATACCGATCTTTGATCGGCCGTCACCGGGCGTCACCGCGTTCCGGGTTCTGCGCCTCCGGGCGGTGGCCCCGGCCGCGCGGGGCGGCGGGGGCCTCTGCCTGGAGGACAGTGGCGGCGGGCCGGAGCCCGCCACCAACACCATGCTACCAAGTACTATATCCGCTGTCAAGCGGCATTTTTACTGCGAAGAGATAAGGGCGTTGAGGGCCGTCATCTCCTTGTTTTCCTGAGCGCTTCCGGCCAAGTACTTATTGGCCCAATCCTTATCGCGCATCAGTTCGGCCTTGCGGGCCGTGGCCTGCGCCTTGTTGATAATGCGTGGCGGGCCGCCGTTCGCAACATCAGGGTTCACGAACACGTCTTCACCGATCTTGGTGCCGAGATTGTGGGCGAGCCGCATAGTTTTGCCGAAGCCGAGCACTTTCTCGATTGCTTGACTTTCCTCGGCAGAGATGCCGAGCTTCTTCCACGCTTCCTGCCCAACGATCAGATTGGCGTCGGCAGCGCCGCCCCAATCCTTCAGTAACGCGTTGCGCTCAACAGTGAGTTGCGCTTCATTGGCTTTTTGCGCGTCGGCTTGCGCCTTGGTCGCTTCGTCAATGAATGCCTTCGTGATCGCACGCGCTGCATCCTTCGTCACACCATGCGCGTGGAAGATTGGCGACGCGAACTTCGTGAAGCCCTCATCGACACCTTCGATGCCGGCGAAGTCATAGCCTTCTGCCTTCTCAGGCCGCCCGATCTTGTTCCACAGCGCGTCTCGCGTGGCTGTATCGTTGATGTCCTTCGGGAGCTTCACCAGATTTTGCACGCCGGTTCCGAGCAACCTCTCAGCTTCGCGGTGGGCCTTCGACGCATTCAAGAACGCCGATTTCGCGTCGCCCTTGTCAAGACCACGGTTCTGAATGTAGCCAGCGGTTTCCGTGTCCACGCCCGCAAACCACTGTGCATTGTCGGCCGGCGCTACCACTGGAGCTTCCGGCGTGCCCACTACTGGGGCCGTTACTGGAGTATTCATTGGTCGTAGTCTCCTTTCAGGCGTATGCCTGGGTTGTAGAGTTTCCAAAGTTCTTCATCAGGAAGGTTTAGGTGCGCGGCTATTCGCAGCCACACTTCTCGCCGCCCTTCCAACGCGGCGTGAACACGGGGATCAGGATGGTATGTACTCTCGTTGGCGCGGCAGAACTGCGCCAAATCCTCCAGCACGGTATGCGCTACAGGACCGGCGAAGATCGCTCGATACGCGCCGGAGCGCTTCGTGAGGAACAGCCACGAGCGCTCCAAGCCTTGCCTGATATTCATATCGTGATTTCTTCGTTCTTGTCGTCAGGATGATCGCCAACCAGGATCACTGCCATCGGACACCCGTTCAAATCAAGCCTGCGCTCGGCCGAACTGATGATAGTGCGCCTGTTGCAGCCGGCCTTTACCAGCGCGTCCGTAAGCGCAGTGATCGTGCGGTCGTAGTTGCCGCGCTCCGTGCAGTCAATAGTTGTATGTACTATTCTCTTGCCCATACTAACCTCCAGTTATCGTTTCTTTGAACCTTGGAGCGTCCTTGCTCCGATAGCGGCCTGCGCCTTAAGCATCGCAGCAGCAGCCGGTGCCGCCTGAATGTCTTGCTGTGCTTGCTGTTGCTGCGCACGCTGGTTGCGCTTCTGCGCGATTGCATCCTCGCTGTTCATCCAACGCTCGGGCACGCCGTTGTTGCGCGACATTTCCGGCAGCGCCACGTCGAGATTATACAGATCGAGCGGCGCGGGGTCTTGTGTGATGTTGATAACGTTGAGGGTCGTCTCCAGCGAGCGCATGAAGCCACCATTTTCCTCTGACCGCGCGATGCGAGCCATTGGGCTGGTGTAGACAACCTGATAGTCGCCCTGCGCTTCGGCCAACTCGGGAGGCATCGGATCGAACAAGCCCATATCCAACCCAAGTTCAAGTTCGCGCGCTATCTGCGGGCCTTGCTGCTCGGACGTTTGGCGGCCAACGGTAGGGGCGAGTAGGATGCCCTTCTGGTTTGCCATCTCCACGACTTGCGTGGCCGTCAGCACCTTCGGGTCGTTCAATAGTACTTGGAACAGGTTCACCAGGAACGCGTCATTGATGATCGCGCGTTCGTCATCCATAAGTTCCTTGCCGATACGGGGATCGCCCATGGGCAATGGCTGAATAAGAAGTTTGCCGTCCTTGTTGACGCCGCCCGGGTTTACGGAACCGGGCTTCATGTTTGGCACGAGGCCATCGTCATGTGTAAGAAGGATCGGGTCCGAGATGCGGTGGCCGGTCTTCAGAACGATCTTCTTCTCGGCCATGAGGGTCTTCGTCGCCGGCAGGATCATCATGGCCGGGCCGCGAGCATAGGGTGTGCCGGGCTCCTGGTCATATCGGGCGCACGGCATCGGGAACGAACGGTAGCCGCCTTCGGAGACGAGCGTCTTGCCAGTCTCCGACACGTAGTAGCTGGCGAAGATTTTACCCTTCGCGTCAATCCTGCGAGGATCGTAATCGCTGCGCGGCTGCACACGATGATAGAACGTGAACTTCGTCTCGCATTTGCCGGGCACGTTCATTTGAATTATTTGCTGCGGCAATTGCCCGTAGCGCTCGAACTGCTGGGCCGCTTGCCGCGCAGTCATCTGGAAAATGCGCAGGAAGCCGTCAATCGCGCCTTGGTGGTTCTCGTAGAGATAGATTTCACCCATGGGCAGCGCCTTGTAGCGGAAGCCCACGGTGCCGTCTATGCCCAAGTAGCGGTCAACGAACATCGGGCCGTTGCCGAATGCGCCCAACTGCGTCCAAGTGACGTTTATCTGCGACGCGAAGTTTGCGGTCGGAGCGTAGCGCAACCGAAACAGCCGGCGCGTCGTATCCTCGAACCACAGGCGCACGGAGCGCAACTTCTGGAGGTTCGGATCGGACGCTTCAAGCGTGTGCCACTGCGAATTGCGGGGCGTCAGTAGGCTGTCAAGGATCGCTGCGAAGCGAGACAGCGCCAACTGCGCAGTACTGTCGATCTGTTCCTCAGTATTCTTCTGCCCCGGCGTATTGTAGTTGCCTGGATACCACGTATTTTTGTACGAGGGCAGGATCAGGCGCGAGATTTCATCACAGTGCCCCGAGTAGGCGCTGCGGTTCGCTATGGCTTCAGTCGCATCCTTGCAAATGCGCTCACCTACGTCTTGTGCGTAGTTGTACATGGCTTATTTCTTCGGCGTCTTCTTGCTGGTGAACAGATAGGAGAACGGAGAGACCGCCGACTTCACATCGGGCGCAAGATCGCCCGGGCCTTTGCCCGATTTCCGCATTTTCTCGGCCTTGGCGTCTTCGAGTTTCTTCTTGTCCTTGTCCGTGAGCTTGCCCTTCATGGCCGCGCCAATAGTTTCCATCATGCTTGCCATTAGAGTAAGCCTCCTGTTGCCGTTCGAGTGGCTCCGTACTGCTGTTGCCGCCCGACGCCCATCATTCCTATCATCCCTCGTGGCTTGCGTTTGGACGCACCGGGTTCCTCGATAGGATTATCCATCAACGTCTGTGTTGCACTCATGGGGCCTTCAATGGGCTCGATCTGCTGCGCAGTTGAGGGCAACTGCGGGGCCGCCTTTTTCTTGGCTACGCCGCTAATTGCTTGCATGATTTGTCCGATTATGCCGCCTGCCATCTTCACACCAGAGGAAAGTCCACGTTGGACGCCATAATGACTTTGCGCGCCGCCGACTGACCTTGCCGGTCGGGCAACGGACGAGCCTTCCGTAACATCATGATACCCTTCTGTGTGGCCGAAAGCAAGTCGTCATCCAATTTGATGATCTTGCCATCCTCCCGGTGGTAGTTCCTGTATTCGTTCAACCACATAGGGCAGGTGCGAAAGACCCTGAACCGGCCCTGCATCATGCGTTCGTCCATGTCCATGATAGCTGCCTCGGTCGAGAGCCCGCCGTCAGGGAACGTCGCGTGCTCAGGCAGCATATAGAGCCCATGCTTGGCGTACTGGGAAGCAATGGTCTCGCCGCTGGTCTCGTGCGCCGTGCCGTCCTGCGGCCAAGCTACAGGTATGCGCCCAAAGGGCAGGATCGGCTGCGCGTGGTCGAGCGGCCGGAAGACCTGTCCGAAGTCGGGCTTCATGCGGACTTCGTGGCACACGTAGACGCAATCCGCATCCACGTCCCACCCCAACAGCACTGCCGCGAACGGATGCGCCTTGTCGGATACGCCGCCGAAGTCGAAGCCCCAAATGTACTTCCAGTGCCGGATCATCGGATAGATCGGGTCTACCAGAATGACGCTCTCCGGGCATAGGAAGATGCGTCCCTCGCCTTGGATCGGGATGCCCATGCTGCGGGCCTCGCGCTCGTGCGGAAGCATCTTCGCCAACATAGCCGCCTTCAGTTCGGCCGTCATGTGCGTAGCATCATCCAGCGTCATGATCACAGTCTCGCGGTCGGGCGAGTATGTGTCCATGTAGCGCTTGACGACGTTCGACATGCCCTTGAGCGGCGTGAAGGTCAGGAACACGATGCCCCCGGTCGCCGCGACGCGGGTCGTGCCCTCACCATAAATGTCTTCGGGCGGTTCTTCGTCAAACCACACACCGTCCACCGTGTCGGCCTGCCACTTCTCGCGGCCTTGGTCGTAGGACTTCAGAATGCAAATACTAATGCCGTCCGGTATTCCGTTCTTGTCGTAGTGCTGAACCTGCACCGTGTCGAACAGATCGGGCACGCCCTTCGACAGTGACACGTCGAGTATCGCGTTCTTCGGGATCGAGCCCGTGCCTTTCATCTCCGCTACTCCCGGTTCCCCAAACATATACTTCTGCACGCCGCGACGCGTGAGCAGCCCGGTCTTCGAAGCGACGATCCATACAGTCGGGCGGTTCCATCGCCGCCCCTTCCACCAGATCGGGTACAGGCCCGTCAGGTGCATCGCGACTTCATTCGAGCCGCAATACGTCTTGCCCACCTGATTGGCCGCGCGCAACAGCCGTTCCGACTTGCCTGCCCCGAGCGCGTGAAATTCCTCTTGCTTCGGATACGGCTTGTAGAGCTTCAGTTGATTATACCGACGCCGCTTGTCGAGTTCGGCAAGGTCGGCCTCCAACTGTACGAGCTTCGCGCGATCAACTGCCATTAGTTTTCTCCCGCCAGAAAGTCGGATAAATCATCTACAGTTGGTTCGGCCGGCAGAGGTTTCGTCACTTCCACAAACTCTGCTTCCACATACTCTACGCCCACTCGGGCTAGAGCCGCCTTCGGGTCCATCCCCATTTCCTTCATGAACTTGGCCGCCCGCGCCACGATCTCGTCGTCCGTGCGGTTGTCCTGTACCGTGAGTGTGTGCTTGGTCTCGACAATTAGGCCACCACGGTTCAGTAGCATGTCGATGGCCTTGAGTTGATCCTTGTGGGTTCGGTCGCCCGCTATCAGATAAAGCTCCGACGCCGCCATCAGTGCGCCGCTCTGCATCCGCTTGAGCGCTTCTTCCTTTATGGCGGCCAAGACGCGCGGGTTCCGTGCAAGCTCGTAGCTCCGCGTCCGCGCACCCATCTCTCCGTAGCCGGCGAGCCTCGCGGCTTGGTACTCGTTGGTGCCGCCAGTTTCGAGAAGTGCCACCACGAACCGCTGCTGTTTTTCGGTGAGTTCGCGCATGGCTGGCCCAAGGTGGTCCGTCTCGATCTCAATTCGCACAATAGCCGTCCCGGTCTTCATCGTGTCGCTCCGTGGTCGCCCAATCAGTAAAGGCTACACTGTATCCATCGTGCTGGTCAAGCCTCGAATATGTGCTAATGTTATCAATGGGTTGCGGCGTCAATGGCAGGTACAATGGTTAACATGCCTTGCAGAAAGCGCCGCGAAAAAGGCAGGTGG